AGCGTGTACAGCGATAGTTTTTCGTACCCGCCGACGCCCCGAACTCTATCAGAGTCAAAGGAACCGGTGTCATCCCCTCCCACGTAAGATACGTAAGAAGGAAGGAGGTAATCGCCAGGCAGAGGCTTCTTGAAGCTCATGCCGAAAGCAGACCAGGTATCGAAGTAACCACCACACCAATCCTTGCGGCGTGTGGCGCGGTTGTATCGAAGTCGGTGCGAACCGACCAGATGACCATCGCCGAAGCCGTCAGGGCCCCACAAACGGATTTCTTCTGGGATATGTTCCAGAATTATCTCCGCAAGTGAGGGTTCGCAGTTGCGAACAAAGAAGTTGTGGAGTACAAAAAGTTCCTGAAACGATAGTACATGCTTCAGGTACTTCGGCCTAACGCTGAAACCGTCGAGGAAGTCAACCCCGCACGATTCCCGAAAAGGACCGGTTACGAAAGATTTGTCAGCATTCACGGCGAAGCCGAGAAAAGCCAACGTGTCTTTCAGAAGACCGACAACCTCTACGGGAACCACGATGTCGTCGCCAAAAGCGGCTACATCAGCAGAAGAGACTCCACCGACCTCACAACACGCAAGAGCGATCGCCCAGAAGATCAGGCTTTCCAACTCAAACGTGTATGCATTGCCCATCGAACTAAACTTAGATAAGTTAAAGTCGACGCCTTCATGAGTAACAGAAGGTGTGCGGCCATGCGATAAGAACGCGAACCAGGGTTCCGGTAGCAGGGTAGCTACCGTTTCTCTGGATATCGTATCAGAGGCCATCGAAAGATCGATAGTAGCCAGAGAGCCACTAACGGATCCTTTGTAGGCCAAGAAACGATTGCGTTCCTGTGAGTCGAGATTAAGACCGGAATGCATCAGGCGCTGCCTGATGTATGACCCAACACCCTTTTGGAAAAAGGTGTTCAGTATCGGCTCTATAACAACGGAGCGATGGGTCTTCCAGTCTTTGGGTACGAATACCAACTTTCCCGGATGCACAGCAACAGAGACAGACCAGGAGTCTTCGGACTCCGAGTCTGCATGAAGGGCGCACCAACCCGGAGCCTCTTGTAAGAGGCGGGGCAGGAAAGTTGCCATTGTCGTACTACACGCAAGTGTCGCGCTCAGCTTAGTACGTGAGTTCGCTGAACGCGCTTTGACGGTGGTATTAGCACCCGGGCCAAAGCAGAAACGCAATGACTCAAGAGACGGAACGTCGCCTAAGATCCGACTGATTTTCCGCTGGGCCGTAAACAAAACGGACCCAACGTCCCATTCCGGGACGGTCGAACTTAGACGGACGTTCGTATCTGAGCATTGCTTCTCTGCCTCGCGAAACCTGGATAGAGCTACCGCGCTACGGTCAATACCGAAGTCCAAAACATCAGACTTCTGAAATAGACTGTAGCCCTGTCGAAACAGGAAGGTTTCTCTACGACCAGGAGACTTATCGTTAGACAGATAAGGAGGAGCAGTCGATAGCAATTTGGCCAGCCTTTCGGGCTGACCGATCGCAGACTGTAATTCCTCAAGTGCGTCCTTCGCAGGACCAACACTTTCTTCGCGAATTGCACGGATGACTTCAGTGAGGACACGAGTGTGCTCCGCTGTTGTGAACCCGTAATCGAAACGTAGTTCCATATAACCCCCTACTAGAAAGGATTTTTGAAGCCCCGATCAATTGGGGACAACAACACCCGTGAAGAGCAGCGGAGCCGGTAGGACAGAGGCAGCAAACGCACCACCTGCTGCAGTGTTCGCGAGAACACCAGTAGCAGTAGTAGCACTTGCACCCTGAACAACACCGACAGCCATTTTCAGAGCGTTCGCTCGATCCGCGATAGTACTGCGGCGCGACGCAAACATGGTGATGATCACCGTCTGAACATAGGCGACTTCTGCAGGCGCGACATAACCTGTAGAAGCTCCCGCAGTGCCCAGTTGTTCCATCACTGGCACTTCCACCTTCGCTGTAATCTTGTAATCACCGGTCTTCAGTTTCTCAGCAGACATGGACAAACGAGGCTGACCTTCCAGAGGAATGCCAGCATCGTTGCCGCGCCAGGTGGGGAACGGAGTATCCGAGATCGGAACAAGAGTCCACTCTTTCGGAGTGGCAGCGTCGTCTTTGACCAAAATATTGGTTTGAGCACCCATTTAGGTGTCTCCTTCACTACAAGTTGGGATGAGATCGTCCCGCGAACATAAAAGTAGTATCTAACGCTACTTTTAGAAGCGCGACGGCGTTTTCAACATGTCCAGCACTAAGACTTTTTGCTATCGGTTTAAACGCGGGTCTAGGGACAGCGCCGAGGTAGGAACCTCGGTCAAGCCACCAGACCCGCTCGACAGCAGTCGAGCCTTTCGTGTAAGGACCATTTCCCCCATCGATTGCCGAAGAACACGTTTGGAACGTGGAACGACAAGCAGTGGACGAGAGCAGCGGGGCCAGTTGAAGGGCCTCGAGATAACTGCCAATGGGCAAGAACCAGTCAGCAACGAAACTGAAAGGAACTAACTCCCAAAGCACAGTAGCAGGATCTAGAAGACCCAAGCTACGGGGCAACGACATTACCTCCTGTTGTCTCACGACAACACGGGACTGGATGATGCTCGTACCGCGACCCGTATACGTTCCGCTCCCTATTGGACTCGACACAGTCGAATTAAATGAGGCACGGATCGTATTAGAACGTGGGTTTTTGGTAAGAGCCTCGTAGGCCTTTGCCGACTCGAAAACATCCGAGAGCAGAGGTTTCCAGCCGTATTGCAGCGACAACCAAAAGCTCGCCAAGTCACCAGACTTGAGGGCTTTGGATTGTTTAGCTGTCAATCGGCCGGAAGCTCCGAGAGTCCGAGCTGCGTCAGAAAATCGACCATGTTTTATGTGGTGGACAGACTTAGCAAGACGGGCTGCTGTAGAGCAGACGAGGTCGATAGTTTCTCGACGTTCGCCTAAAGCCACGCCAAGGTTGAAAGAGTGTCCGCAAATCGCTGATAGTACGCGATTTGCGAGCGCAATCTCTTCATTGGCCTGCAAGGAACGCTTCAGCGTTCCGGCAAATGCAGTACCGGGATTACGCCAAACTCCGTTGACTTGCACTTCGGGACTGTACAGATATCCGCCGTATGCGGTGTATGAGTTGCACAGGTTATTACGCCCGTTCAGCCCATTCCACACACGGTAACGTCTGTACGTATAGTTCCCTGTATGCAAGCCG